AATGATGATATGTTACAGATTTATTCTGAATCGCAGAGAATAAAATCAATATTATCGGATTTGTTTAATAACAATTTGGATATTAATACGAACTTACCAATGTGGACAAGAAACGCTTGTAAATATGGTGATAATTTTGTTTACCTAAAATTGGATACTGAAAGAGGGGTTGTTGGTTGTATGCAGTTACCAAACATTGAGATTGAAAGATTGGAGATGGGTATGGCATCAAAAACTACAAATACAGAACAAGACCCAAGAAATACAGGGTTGAGATTTAAATGGAAAGCCAAGGATATGGAATTTAATTCTTGGGAGATTGCCCATTTTAGATTATTGGGGGATGATAGAAAGTTACCTTATGGTACATCTATGTTGGAAAAAGCAAGAAGAATTTGGAAACAATTATTGTTGTCTGAGGATGCGATGTTAATTTACAGAACATCAAGAGCACCTGAAAGAAGAATGTTCAAGATATTCGTAGGTAATATGGATGATAAGGATGTTGAGCCGTATGTACAACGTATGGCAAACAAGTTCAAGCGTTCTCAAGTTGTAGATAATAACACAGGTAATGTTGATATGAGATTTAACCAAATGGCGGTTGACCAAGATTACTTCATACCTGTTAGAGATGCTGCCGCTCCTGACCCTATTACAACACTACCCGGAGCAACTAACTTATCGGAAATCGCCGATATTGAATATATTCAAAAGAAACTACTAACTGCATTGAGAGTTCCAAAAGCGTTCTTAGGTTTTGAAGAGGTTGTTGGTGATGGTAAGAATCTATCATTGATGGATATTCGTTTTGCGAGAACTATTAATCGTATTCAAAAGAGTATGTTGGCCGAGATGAATAAAATCGCTATTATCCATTTATTTCTTTTGGGTTTTGAAGATGAGTTATCTAACTTTACATTAGCATTATCTAATCCATCAACACAGGCTGATTTGTTAAAAATTGATGTTTGGAAAGAGAAGATATTATTATATAAAGATGCGGTTGCCGGAATTGAAGGTATTGCTCCCGTATCACAATCTTGGGCTAAGAAACATATCTTAGGATTCTCTGACGAAGAGATTAGATTGGATTTACAACAACAAAGAATTGAGAAAGCGGTCGCGGCCGAACTTACAAATACACCAACAATTATTGTTCATACAGGTATATTTGATAATATTGATAAATTATACGGACAACAATCAGGAACAACCTCCGCTTCTGCTGCGGTACCACCTCCACCACCTGGCGGAGATATGGGTGGCGATATGGGAGGTTTTGAACCACCAATGGGTGGAGAAGAAGGTGGAGGTATCGCACCGCCACCACCAGGGCCAACTCCGGGTGGAGAAGCGGGAATAACTCCTGAATCTTTAAATAGAGATAGTGCGAATATATTATTAGAAAATAGTAGTTTAGTATCTGAAAGTGAGTATATAAATTTATCTAGAGCGAAGAATTCTTTAGGTGAAATGGAGAAAGAATTGAAAAGATTGTTAAAAGATTGATATTTATATAAAAACATTTAAAGAGATGGTAAAATTTGGTATATTAAAAACGAAAATTGAAACTCTATTATTGGAGTCATATAGTAATAACACATTTAAGAATGAAATAAAAACATTCAATAAATTGGTTCTTAGTAATAAAAATATCTCTAAGTTATTTTATCTATATGATGAACTAAGTTCTAATAAGGGTTTGAGTGAGAGTATCGCAAAAGAATTCGTATTTGAATCCATTACACTTTATGAGAATATAATTAATAGAGTTCAAGACAAGGACATTAAATCCATTATGGGGTGGGTGTCTAAAATAAAGGTAGATAATCAATACGAACATATTGATAATTTATTGGGTAGATCAAATGATGTTTTAAATTTAGAGAATAAAATTAAAAACAAAAAAATTGTTGTAGAAAATTTACAAAAAGAACCTTATTGTGAAAATAATACAAATATTAACATACCAATAAATTCAATGTTAAACATCGCAAATAAATCATATTCAGAGTATATTAGTAACCTTACCGAATCGGAACAAAAAGAGGTTATAGGTCTATTAAAAATGGATGAATCAACATTAGAAAGGACATTTAACGAGTTAAGAGATGATGCTATTGTTAAACTAACATTATTAACGGTAAATGAGGGTGATGAGTCAGTTAGAAATACCATTAATGAAACAATAGATAATATTAAAATCAAAACTCCAGATAGGTTAGAATTAGTTAAATTGCGTTCATTAATTGAGAAACTTTAATTTTTTGACAAAATAGTAATATTAACCTATAATTCCTAAAACAATAAACATATCAATTATGGAATTATGAAGAAGGGTAAAACCTCAAAATTAGTCGGTTACAAATCATCAAAAATTAATTACGGGACAGTAGATTCAAAACATCTTAAATCACTTTACATTAATATACAATCTTGGGTTGAGCCGAACGACGATTACGAAAATTGGACAAGAATTGTCCTAAATATGTCAAGAGCGGTAAAACACTCAATCTACGAAACAATCAACAGGGAGATATTTGATGAGAATTTTATAGTTGATTTAGATTTAAGAACAAGTGGAATACAATACAAAAAAAGGTCTTTTATGAATTTAGAAATAAATTTATTCTTAATGAATGAAATTGATTTCAAATCCCCCGAACTTAAAAAATCCATTAAAGATATAGTTAACTCAATACACAATGACGTGTTCAAAGGTAATGAATATTTTAAATTTCACGTTAGTAAAAAAGACAAATCTGTATTAGTTGAGGCATAAATATAAAGTTCGCGGTATTTATTGTTAAAATAACATATGAGCGAATATAGAATTTTAAAAGGTAACGAATCAGGTAAGAAAGGTATTCTTATTGAGGATGACGCAGGTTATGTATCACCAAGAGAGTTCGGTAACCAAGATATATTAAAAGAATCAAAAGGTTTTCTAGATCATAGTAAACCTTTTGAGTTCTACGCCGTATTACAAAAATACGACACGCCAAACAGAAATGGTAGATCATACCCCGAAAAAATATTAAAAAGAGAAGCCGAGAATTATAAAAAATTAATTCAAAAAGGAACATCTTTATCTGAATTAAATCACCCCGAATCTTCTTTAATAGATTTAGACAGAGTTTCTCACATTATTACTGAAGTATGGTGGGAGGGTAATGTCTTAATGGGTAAATTAAGATTATTAACAACACCAGGATTTCACGAAAGAGGAGTTTGTTCATCAAAGGGTGACTTAGCAGCGAACTATCTTAGACAAGGAGTTACATTAGGTATATCTTCAAGAGGTGTCGGTTCACTTAAAAAAGTAGGTGAACAAAATGAAGTTCAGGATGATTTTGAATTAATTTGTTTTGACTTAGTATCATCGCCATCAACACCGGGAGCATATCTATTCTCAAATCCTGACGATAGAATGAAGTATGATGAGAACTTGGAGGAAGAGAAAAAAATGTCGGTCGAAAGACAAGTTGGTGAAACAGGAAATAAGTCATTAGATTTAATGAGAAAATTGTCTGATTATTTGGGTAGATGATTGTTATTAATGTCAATAGAACTTGACAAATTATAATTTAATGACGACATTTATAAAAATTAAAAATAATTATGGACGAGAAATATTTTGTGGCTAAAATCACTTATGAAATGCCTGACGAACAAACCGGAAAAGTTAAAAAGGTCAGAGAAGAAAAATTGATTAATGGGTATAACCCAACAGATGTTGAGGCAAAGGTAACTAAACGTTATGAAACATTTACGTTTGATTGGCGAATCACCTCAATATCAGAAAGTAAAATTGATGAGGTTATTGATTAATATTTAATGAACTATTTTAAAAAGGGGAACTAACGTTCTCCTTTTTTTTTGCTTTTTTTTACGATTTAACTATAATAAATGAATTTTTACTGAAATGGTAATATTTATATAGAAAAATTAACACTAATGGCAAAAGAAAAATCTTTAGTTGAAGACGCTCTTCTACAAATGAGAAATTTGGAAGAGGCAGTTTCACAAAACGCAAAAGGAATACTTGCATCTACAATGAAGCAAGAAATCAAAGAATTAGTAAAAGAATCTATCGTATCTGAACAAGATGACGAGGAGATTGACACAGAAGTTGACATGGATATGGATTCTGATGAAGAAGAGATGGGTATGGATATGGATTCCGATGAGGATGAAATGGAAATGGACATTGACTCTGATGAGGATGAAATGGAAATGGATACTGATATGGACATGGATATGGATGATGACGAAGTTATCGATCTATCAGATGAAGACAGTATCTCAGATGAGGACCTATTAAAGGTTTTCATGGCGATGGGAGAAAAAGATGGTATTATCGTTAAGAAAGACGATGACCAAATTCATCTAACGGACGAAAACAAAGATTCTGAATATCTAATCCAAATGGGTGAGTCCGAAGAAGAGGAGTATGAAATGTACGAATCTGATGAGGAAGAAATGGAAGAATCCGAAGAAGAAGAAGAAGAAATGGATGAATCTTACGAAGAAATGGAAGAATCTGATGATGACGACATTGACAGTATTATATCAAAAGTTTTTGACGAATCTGAATCAGTTGATGTGGACGACGAAGAAGTTGTTTACGAAATTGAAATGGAAGAATCTGATGAGGATGAAATGATGGATGAAGACGAGGAAATGCAAAACGAATCGATGAAACCAAAGATTGGTAAAGGCGCAAAAATCGGAAAACCTTCAAAATTCTCTTACAAAACTTCTAAAGGTGGATTCAAAGAAGATATGAAAACAGGTACTAAAGGTGTCGGAATGGGTAAAGTTAAAGGTACAATTTTTAACAAACCTGTAAAGAAAGAAACCAAAGAAGGTGCTATGATGGGTAAAGGGAAACCTTCATCTATGTTTGTTTCAGGTAAATCTAAAGAAGAAACCAAAGAAGCTTCACGTACATTAGGTAACGGTTCAATGTTCAGAAAAGGCGGTCTACCAAAACCAAGAGCTCATTCCAAAGCAAATATCAGTATTGAAGAACAAAGAAACATTAATCAAGTACAAATTTTAAGAGAAAAGAACGAAGAATATCGTAAGGCTCTTAATGTGTTTAGAGATAAACTTAATGAAGTTGCTATTTTTAATTCAAATTTAGCGTACGCTACGAGATTGTTCACAGAACACTCAACTTCAAAACAAGAAAAAATAAACATCTTAAGAAGATTTGACGGTGTTGAAACCATAAAAGAATCTAAGAATTTGTATAAAACAATAAAAGACGAACTTTCAACAAAAACTAAAGGGTCAATTACAGAATCAATTGAAACAAGAATCGAAAAAACACCTGCATCAGGATCGGCTTCTACATTGATTGAATCAAAAACGTATGAAAATCCTCAGTTCTTGAGAATGAAAGATCTGATGAGTAAAATAAACTAAACAACAAAAACTAAAATATAATGGGAGCATTATTAGAATCAGGTCTTGTTGGTAACATCGGTCTTA